AGCACCACCAATGGCGCCGGCGGCTGCAGCGGTCTTCGCTCCGATCTCATCTAATTCCTCTTCTTCTTCTTTGAGGGCGGCGTAAGTTCTTGAAAGATCTTGAGATAATGCTTCGGTATATTGTTTTAATGTTATAATGATTGAGTTCGCGACCACCACCTGCAGCTGTCCATTGATTGCTGAACTAGCAACGGATTTGTACATCAATCCGAGTTCTGTTATCGCTTTTTCAAACTTTTCAGAACTCTTGATATTGGGGAGACCCGGGTAATCCGTCTCAAACTGATCAAACATCTTCTTAACAGTCTTGTCTGCTGCCTGATCCATGGCGCGCTTAAGGGTGCCAGTAATCTTTGTGCTGTGCTCTGGATCTTTTCCTCCGATCATGTGCTTGAGGGAGTCCCAAACACCCTCGTCGATCGTGCCGGCATCGATAGACTCGCATAAAGCTCTTTCGCGCCTGACTCTCTCTATCTTTTCTCTTAGGGCAGCTCTTACATCATCATTAATCATTTTTTATCTCCAAAATAATATCATTTAATAGGCGATTTACCTTGTCTGACTTGGTGAAAATATTTGGAGTGCGTAAATCCTTAGCTTCCTTCATCATGAAGGCGCCTGGGGTTGATGGTTCCGAAACAAAATCAAAACAAATAAGTTGAAAGTCGTCCTCTACTATGGTTTGTCCATTGCTTTCTGTAACAGACCCCATTCCTCGTGAAGAGATTCCCAGCTTTACCCCAGACTCAACCAGAGAGCGAAGTATTTTTCCGGATGGCGTTTCTAAAAGTTTAACTTTACCCATTACATCTTTGCCCTCGAACCACACTTCTGTGACCATGTGGGAGGCGTTTTTAAGATTAATGACTGAATCGTCTGGGTGGTCTAGTTCTCCAAGGGCGCGCCGTTCTTTGACGAGCTTCTTGTAATTTTCCACTTCGCGCTCTAAAACGCGACTTGGATATATTCTTCCATTGCCGTTCTGTGTGTCAGCTTTTTGCATAACTCCGGACAACATCATACCGCCATCGGTAATGAATTTCTTTTCTGCTTCGGTGAGGAGGTCTTGGCAGACACCGCCTTCGCATAATTCGTAATATTCTCTTAAAAGTACTTTAGACATATCGTTACTCCGCTCCCGCCATGACGTCAGCTGGAGACGTGTCGTCAGCATCATGTACACCGGGTGGGTTTCTTTGTGCGCGGGTGGTTGTCATCATTTTAATAATCTGGCTTATGTCTGCAATTGCTCCCTGCAGCTGGTACATACCTTTTTTAACTTGTGGTTCGTCCAGAAGCCCCAGCGCCTGTGCATTCTTGGCTAGGTCTGCATAGGCGCCTCTCAAGGTTCCGTCGGACTTGCTCAATACTGTCGCGGCTTTCGCCATTTGGGCTTTTTTGGCGCCTTGTGCTGCTGTATCTTCTGCGTCTGCTGCCATGGCGGCTGCTGCATCCTTCTCACCCACTGCGCCCAGAGCCGCTGAGACTCCTTTCTTCTTGAGCGATGAAGCAGTACTGCCCAATTTCGACATGGCGCCCTTAACGTGGCCTGCGGCTTGAGTGGCGCCGCGACCTGCCCAGCGAGCCATGTCGCCTATGGCACCTTCATCGATCTCGCCGTCTTCTATCATCATGTCAAGTTCTTCAAAGACCATGCACTTTAATTCAGATTCTGTTATGGTAAGCTTACCCATAGCTAACTTCCTTTACAGCAGTGTCTAACTGGCTGCAGCATCCACTTATTTGTCCAGATATTTATGTTCATGTTTAACTCCGTGATCTCCAAAGATCATATTTAAAATGTAAGAAGTGCCAGACGACAGCCACCCTAAAAGGAAGAAATTAGCTACCGTCACGTCAAAACTAAATAGTTCTGTAAACGGAGAAAGAAGCATTAAAAACCAGCCAACGTGAAATCCTATACACATTGGGCACTTAAATAGCTCGCCGAGTTTTCCTTTTACGGGTCTTATCCTGTCGAATATCGAGCCGTATACAATACACTGCGTCAATCCATAGGCTGACAAAATAAAAAATAATAATTCCATTCTCTTATTCCATCGTGTACATATAGTTTAGTGCGTAGGGATCTCTAACGAATCCTCTTCTCATCGATCCCTGGTCTGTTGACTGGGGGACTTCTCCCAACTCAGTCGAGTCTTCTTTGTCTGGGTGGATCAGGGTATCATCGTCCATAGAAATAATCGCTTCTGTATTTTCAAAGTACGGTCTCTCTTCCTCGATAAACATAGATAGATTTATTAAAGCTAGCTTCGGTGCACTGACACTCTCCTTAACAGGCGTCTGTAGAATTCCTTCAAGCGCTCCGTAAAAGGCGCCCGCTTGCACAGACTCTGGAACTACGATTCCTTTTTTGACCAAGTGAGCCATTAATCTATTTTGCGCTCCGTAAACCAAATCGTTCATTGTATCTTTTGGAAATGTTGTAATCTTATTTCCGGTGGGGGATAAGACGACATCTATATCCCCATGATCGAAAACCATCACATCTCCATTAAGCGCCTGACGAGCGTTTAAATCGAGGCGCACTTTCTTTTGATTAGCCTTTTCGCCGACTTTAATTATGATCGCCATCTTGTGACACCTCCCGAGCAAGAGCCTGAGTCTTCAGAACGACAAGCAAGATGTGCTCATTGATGCTTTGTGTTTTATAACTATCCAGCTCGGTAAGAACTTGGGACGTCTTTTCTCTCATGTCCTCATCTTTACTAATATAATCTGTATTCTGAGACTTCTTTAGTTGTTCTTTCAATCTTGAAATTTCTTCATTGAGAAAGCTTTTTAATTCTACCGCGTTATCGGCAAAGGAAGTAATATAGTGAGTTAATAACATTTTCTGTTCTTCGAGAAGTTCTGAATCATATTTAGAATTAAATTTCTTAACGAAAGATTTCATAACCAATGCATCCACATCTTGAACCTCGCCGGCAGAATTAGTCAAACTCATGTTGTCTACAATTATTTGTTCAAGGACAACTCGATCTCTCGGGGAAGTGGTCATCGAAAATAGTTGAGAAATAGTAGCTAGCGTCTTGTAATTGGGGACGAAGTTATCGAAAACAGAAGATTTTAGCTTCTTGTTTATGTCGCCAATCAGGCCACTTTGGTGAACAAAAAGTTCTTTTTGGTCAATTAGTCTTTTCTGCAGAGAGGCTTCTCTTACGATTCTGGTGCCAGTGTTTTTATTAATATTCTGATTCTCATATAGAGACCGATAACATTCTAGATCATTTTTTAAGATACTTCCGTTCTTGAAGTGGTGCTTTATTATATCGACAATAATTTGTTTTCGCTTGTCGTCCTTCTGCAAAATTGCGGACGTCCCCTCTCGGACAAGAGCCTCGTATACAAATGCCGTGTTTCGCTTTTTATTGTGCTTTATCTTCATTTTCTTGCTCCATGGTTGATTTATTTTTTTCCTCTAGATTTTCCAACAAGGCACGAATAGAGTTGTTTATTTCGAATAACTTGTTCTCTTCCTTTAGCTCATCTAATTTATAAGTAGATTGTTTCACCTCATAAATGCCCTTTGCTATACTAGGAATCGAATTGATTTCAGATCCTGGAAAAATAGCGCGCTGGGAGGCGCCCCTTTTTTCGTGGTTGTATTTTGAATTATAGTTGCGTATACGGGGTCCGCTGTCTGTTCTCTTGTCGTGTCGGACTGGGTTGTACACTTTTCCTTTGGCGCCGGGGGTGAGACGTGGGGAGTTACGGGATCCCGGAGGTACGGCTAACAATGGGGACTCAGCTTCGGCGCCGGCGTCACCGGCGGGCATTTCCTCGGCGCCCATGTCCATTTCGGCGCCCATATCCATTTCGGCACCTAGGTCGCCGGCCATATCTCCGCCGCCTATGGCGCCAGCTGTTTCGCCGGCTGCAGCCTGTTCGGCTACCTGCTGGAGTGCTGCATCGTGTTTTCTATCATAATACATTTCACGTTGGTTGCGCATAAACTCTTCATGTGACATACCAAAAATGTTATCTGCTACCCAAGAGCGCGAGAAATATCCTTCAGTGGCGGAGGCTGCTATATCAAATTTAGCTTTCCAGTGCTCAACCTCTTGAAGCTCTGCAATCTTAGATGGATTGTTAAGAGACAAACTAAAGGACAAGAGATCATCGCCGCGGAAGCCAAGAGTATAAAGGTGAATGATTCCAACCTTTTCAAGTTCAGAGATAATGACTCTCTGCAGGCGCTGAATGGTTCTCGCGAATCTAATATCTTTCTGCGCTAGTGTCGTCTTGTCCTCGGAGGCGCCTTCGCCCATAGTAAGATAGGCTTGTGGGATCTTAAGTGCTGCAAACAATTTATCGCGGAGATACTTAACGTCATCAATCGCAGTCGTGTTTGTTCCGCCGGCAAGATTGGTAATCTCTGTTGCAGATCCGGGGCGCACTGGAATAAAGTAATCCTCTTCAATACTCATGGGGTTGTATCGAAGATCGACTCGTCCGGTGGAAGCGTCGACAACCGAGTGCCTCTTTAATTGTGTTACAATTTTCTCCATGTATTGCTCGACTTCATTAGGGGGGATACCCCCAACATCAATCTTGAACAATCGGCGCTCGGATGAGCGAATAACTCGGTAAGCCATCATCGCGTCTTCAACCAAGGTTAACTGGCGAAAAATTCTGCGTGCTGGTTCCAAAATAGATGTTCCATACGGGGCATACTTATCATTGCCTAAAATTCTAAAGTGTGAAATCTGCCAGTTCTCAAATGTCATGCCGGCAGAATTCCACTGATACTGGACATAATTAGGATTTGTAGCATCTTTACCTTCGAGCCTTTCGACCTCTCCAGATGGTAGTGCGATAACCGACTGTACTCCGTACTTATCATCGATATCCAGGTACAAGAAGAAGTCTCCGTACTTGCACATTGTGCGCGCCCAACCGAAAAGGTTATAATTAATACTTAATATATTTTCGTATAGGACCGCCAGCACTG